TTAAACTTTGTTTACCTTTAGCTGTTAATCCGTCTACTAAACCTTGCAATGCTGGGGCTAATTGTTCTGTAGCAAATCTTGCAAATCTTTCAAGTAAAGGTAATAATGCTTGACCTAATTGTTCTTTGGCTTCATCTATAGCGATTTTAATACGAGCCATACGGCCAGCAAAAGTCTCAGCAGCAGCATCAGCTTGTCCAGCAAAGGTTTCACTAAGTGCTTTTGTTGCTGCGTCAAAATCTTTAGTTTTAATTATGTTTTCGTCAAGAGGTACACCAATACGTTTTAATGCGCCTAAGTTGCCGTCATAGGCTTTACCAAGGGCTTCTGTAACTGTGGCAAGGTCTTTACCTGTACCAGCAGCAATATCTAATGCAAGTTGTTGTAATTTTTGTGCTTTAGTAACGTCTTGAGTTGACCTAACAAGTCTGTCAAGTGATGGACGTAATTGGTCATCTGCAACACCTGTAGCACGTGCTGTTTTATCAATATAATCTTCAACAGATTTGACTTGAGCATCTGTGGCTTTAGTTGTGTTTTTAAGAGTTATAGCTAAAGACTTTTGTGCTTTCTCATCTTCAACAGCAGCTTTAACAGCGTCAATACCAATCTTAATGGCCATAGCCCCAGCTGCAGCACCAACAGCAAGAAATGCTGCTGCGCCTTTTTGTAAAGCGTTATCTAATTTATTGCTAAAAGTTTTAGTTTCTTTATCAGCTTTATCAAGCCCCTGAATAAAATCTTTAGTATCAGCAAGTAAAGCAAGTTTTAACGACCTAATCTCAGCCATTTAAGCTGCCCTACCTTTCCACTCAGTTGCTATTTTCTCATAGCCTTGTAACCATTCGCGTACAATAACTGGTTGAAAACGTTCTAAAGCAACAAAGATAAACCAACCACGATTACCACGCCCTTTACGTGGGCTACGTGGTGGGAACTGCTTTAGTCTGTTAGAACCAAATTCTGTACCAAATAAAAGCGTACCAGCCTTTGCTCCACTTCGGGTAACTTTTGTGTTACCACCCATTGTAAAATTTGGTGCTTTGTCTGACCTGTTAATTTTTAATGATTTCATTATAGCGTCTGCTTGTGCAGGGTTAGGTGCATTGTAAGCGTAAGAGGTAACAAATCTAGCTGCGCGTTCTGCTAAATCATTAGCTATTTTTTTCATATCATTTTTAGCAATATCGTCCATTTTACTAAACGTGGCTAAAAGGGAACGTAGCTCATAGTCATCTACTTTAACCCTAATAGTTCTTTTAGTGTTGCTAGTTTTACCAGCTACTGCATTAGCCATTATTGCGCTCGTTCAATATGTCTATAGCCGTTGCCCATATATCGGGTTCTGCATTGAGCCAATAGTCCGGTGTTATCCCAGTTGCTATTGCTAGTTCTACTGCTGTGCGCCCGATACTTCGGGCTTGGTAAAATTTGCTGTCTCAAAATCAGAAGCAACAACATCGGTGACTTTGCTTTTCCAAGTTTCAAAGTTTTCAACTTTTTTTGTAACTCGTTGTTGAATTTTGTGAGCCAAAAATAAAAGAAGCGTGTTACTTGGTGTGCTTTCTTCAATAAGTATTTTAACAATTGACTTACCTGAATATAATTCTTTTTCTGCAAGTGAAAGTTCAATAGGTCTTGTCCATTCTTCAAACTTCTCACCTGTTTCTAATTCCCACGTTAATTTAAGTTTAAGCATTTTGTGTGCCCCTGTTCTTTAGTTGTTGTTATGCAGTTAGGTCTTCTGTTGGGATACCGACAACTTGTAGAGATACTGAACAAGTTTGTGCGTCTGCACCTGAACCAGAAATACTTGGGTATTGTGGTAATACTGTACCAGTTAAAGTTACACCTGTTGTTAGTGTTAACACAAAAGCAAGTGCTGTATCTGGTGCTGATTCGGTTGCGTCCCAAAGTGCTTTATACAAGCTGTCTGGGCTTTTACCTGCATCATTCAAGAAGTTAATATCAAGAGTGACGTTTGAATCAATGTATTTGTAGGCTTTGCCTGCAAGAGTGTCAAAAGTTAAACGTTCGGTATCAAAGTTGATAGCAGAATCTAAAATTTGTTCACTATAGTTTTTTGTAGCAATAGTCAATGTTAATTGACGACCACTTAAAATAGTTGTTGCCATTTCTTACCTTTCCTAGCCTGTGTAGGCTGTTTGTAGTTGTATTTCAGCACTCAATAAATCTGTGCTATTTGTGCTTCTAATTCTTGGGCTACTTACAGACAAGATTATCCAACTTGTCGGAATAAGTCCAAGAATTGTTTCTATATCATCTTCCAAGTTTGTTAGCGCGCTTGGGTTTGAATACGTTGTACTAACAACTTCTAGTGTCAGACGTACGTACCAATTCTTATTGTTACCTATTACTATGGGTTCTAAATATGGGTCACTAGCTAAAATTAAAGCTGCTGGTGGAATTATAATTTCTGGTACGTGGTCGTATGCAGAATAATTTGTATTTGACGTTATTGCTGTTTTAAGGCCTGCTCGTAGCGTACTAAGAGCCATAATTAACCTACTTGACTATTAGAGTCAATATATTTACTTATTAAACCTGTGACTTTGTATAAAAGAGTTCTGCCCATACGATATGGGGCTGGGGTAAAATCTAAAGCTTGAGAAGTGCCACCCGCATCTAATCTTGATTGAAATACGTCAATTGCTATTTGTAGCACAGCTTCTTCTATAGCTGCTACGCCATTGTATTGTGATAAATCATTTTCAGCAGCAATTCCATTAGGAATAACAAATCTGTAATCGGTGTGTATTGGTGCACTTGTTGTTGTAATTCTAAAAGTGTAATCATCTACTATTGAGGATATTGTTTTGTTGCCGTTTACGTGGGCTTCAACACCTGATATGGCTACTGTTTGTGTTTCATAAAATTTGTGTGGTCGTGTTGTGTGAATTGTTGTTTCGGTTGCTTTTTCTGAATAATGTTTATCTATTCCGACTTTCCATTGAATAAGAAAATCGCCAATAGCGTCTTCTGAAGTGTCAATAATTGCATTTAATGCTGCATCATCATAAAGAGTATTTGGAACGCCAAGTACAGCTCTTAACTGAGCTGCTGTTACTAGTACTGGCATTTCATTTCCTCTCGTTTAGGGTGAGGCTAGCCACAGGGGCGAGACTAGCCTCACGTTTTAGGGTTTAAGCTTTGTTAAACCAGTTTGCGCCAGCTGCAATTTTTGTAGCTAATGCGCCGTATCCGTAGTAGTTAACATCAATTTGACCTGTGTTAATTACGTTGGTACGTAGTGACAATCTTGGTGATTCGTACCAAGTGTATGAATCAGGATTCAATACAACCATTGAGTAATCGCCTAGACCAGTTCCACCAGTTCCTGTCATTGAACGTGATACGTACATATCTAGTCCACTGATTTGGCCACGCAAAGATTGTGGGCTTACTGCGCCACCTGCGTTGCTTGGTTGGGTTGCTGTGTAAATTGGACGACCAGCTTCGTTGTAACCCATAATTTTACCCCATTGTTGTGGGCTAACTACAATGTTACGAGCAAAGCCAAGAGAAGCTGAATAAACAGCTGCTGCTGCAGAAGAAACGTATTCTAATAGTCCTTCTCTGTCTTCGTCTGCTGGTGTTGCATTTAATGTACCTGTGTTTGCAACTTCACCCATTACGTATGAGTCTGTTGCTTTTGCGTAAGCAAATTCCATTTGACGAACAAGTTCATCAAAAAATACTGGAGAACTCCTATCAAGAAGCTCTACACTTAGCGTTTGCTGTCCCCCAAATTTTTTCACACTAACAGAGACAAATGAAGAAGCTGTATCTGTTTCAGATAAAGCTGCTGCTTCGTCTGCTTGTGCAACTGTTGGTGCTGTTGTAATTTTAGGAATTTCAAAAGACATTCCAGCTGCAGGCAAGGTCGCACGTGATAAAGCATCTATAAATCCTCTATCAGCATTTGAAATGCCGTTAATTACTTCTTGTGATTGTGGAGTTGGAATAAAGGCTGCGTTGTTACCTGTGGTATCAGCTGCCATTACGTATTGACGTGAATCTTCGTTTCCAAGTGCTGCACGAATGTTGTGTTCTAAGTATGAACCTTTAGAAACAATTGGGCTTCGTGGTGCTGTGAAGATTGCAGGACGCGCGTTGCGTTCTTGGGCTTCAACAGCTGGGGCTGCAACAACTTCTGCTGCAACTTCCTCTACTACTTCTGGGGTAACTTCGTTTGACACGATAGTTTCCTCGCTTTCTGTTGGTTGTGAAGTGTCTGCGCTTGCAGCTACTTCGGTTATTTGGGCATATTCGCCAAATGCTGGAAATGTGACGTGTGAAACTTCTCTAAGAGTTGCTTCGTTAACAATTACTTGTTCACCTTTAGTGACATAGTCATCAATCATTGCGCCTACGCTAAATCCAGTTCGTAAACCCTCTTGTGCTTCGGCTAATGCGTCGTCTCCTGCATTGGTTCTTGCTATTTTGAATGTTCCGACAATTCCTTTGTCGTCTTCTTCATATCTTGATAATTTACCTATTGGTCTGGTCATATCGTGTTCTGTGAAAAGTTTTATACCCTCACCGATTTTTAATGAGCCTTGTTGGAATACAACATCACCCATATTGGTATGTCCTACTTGACCAAAAGGAACAATAACGCCTGTTAATTCACGTTTTGATGAATTAGCTGCGATAATGTCGGTTGAGAATTTAATAAAGTTATTCATTTATCAAATCTTCCCTTTCTCTTGCTTCCTCTACTGTCATTACACCTAAAGGAATAAGTTTGCTGTAAATGTCTGCACGTTCTTGTGCGCTTGGTGAATAGAATTCTTCTAAATCATATTTAACAACTGATCCACGTGGGG